GCCGCGCCTACCGTGGAGATCAACCCACGGTCCAACATCTATCCATGAAGGACAGATCGTGCTCTTAAGTCGTCCCTTCTCACGTGACTTTCGCTGATGTTCAATCGCTCGAGTCAATTCTGGAGTTCCACTATGTAAAGACACAATGTAACACCCGATGTGATATAAGGAATCACGGGATTTATATTCCTTAGGCCGCTGATAATACATACGGCCCAAGAAACCATCCCACGTGGCAAACACACCCCTAAGACTAGAAACAGCCTTGGGAGCAAACTCGTCGAAATTACGGACGAGCCCAGCCGCCGCAGATACGGAGCGCGAGCGCTCAATATCGCGAAGATCCCGTTGCGACCACGATACTGGCATGCCAGTACGCTTAGCTTTGGAGTCTCTTGAAACTACATTTAACCATGGCTTAAGGAACCTTTTACAGCAACCTTCACCACCGGCCAGTCGGTTGGCATAAATCCGAACAGCGTTAGCCATAAGGATAATACCTTCCGTGAAATCATCGGGAGTAGAGTCCAAGTAGAACGGACGCACATCGTGCCCGTTCCATACGTCTGTACCACAACTCTCGAAGAACACTCCTGCCAGGAATGTCTTCTTTTCGTTCGTCCTCAGGCCGAGCTGGCCGAGAACCTCAATAAGTCGAGGGGCAGAGGTCTGTTGCACGATGATGTCATCACCGTAACATGACCCAAACCGAAGCAAGCTAGCATCACTGATGCCTGCCTCAACCTCTAACTCATCCACACTCACAGTTAAAGCCCAAAATAACAGGGTCTCCAACTCGAAGGTATACCCATTGCCCATCGCTGAAAATTTAGCATTATGGACAAGTGTACCCTTAATACGTGTGTGTGGTGTACGCAACATATCAAGGAGATAAAGCCACCGCTTAGGAAGCAGTAGCACTACCAACTCGTAACAGATTGTATCCGATGCGCTCTGAAGATCAATGGTCGATAGACCAAGCTTTTGAGCTAATCCGACAAGCCACTTATGGCGGCTCTGTGCGTTGCGAATATCGAGCCCAGATCGCTTTAACTTGTCGCGAATCCAATCACCAACACCTAACTGTAGAAACACATTCAGTCCAGGGTTGATGCTGATTCCACGATCGGTCTTTGCGTTCTTAGGAACGTTAATCCATGTGTCCCACGACTCCGGGACGAAACCGACGGTCTCGTCTTGCCACAGCGGTGTAATGCTGTGTCGAAGGGGCCACAAATTCGGCGTTACGCCAAGCGGCGTAATCATTTTAGTTGCGAGGGATATTTTTGTCCCCCGTACCGTCGAAGTGGCACCAGGTCCATGACGGCCACACATCACGATTTCATCTAGAACAAAATCATCCAAAGGTCCAAGGACCTTCACAACTCGTTTACGTGCGCGTTTAACGGCACGTGAAAGGAAGCTGTCATCACTCCAATTATGGGAGCGAATGAAATGATTAGTTTGTCGATTCTGTCGTTCAGATGTGCACCAACTACGAGCAGCCACCCTTTTCCTATTGACATTTAACTGGATACGAGGATTCTTTTTGAGAATCTCGCCAAGTAGGTAGTCATCGGGAAAGTCCGGATTGACCCAAGGGTCAGGGTCCGCAGGTGGAAGATCGAGGAGTTGCTGAAATTCCTTCGCAGCGCTTAGCATGTAAAATGCTATCGCCCGAGGGCTCCCTAAGGATTTACAAATATCAGCAAACAAGCCGAGTTCTGCAGACAGTAGTCTGTCAGAAAGTTCTTTATCGCACATAGGAGGTCCCTTATAGTTAGTACGATTGCGCAGTAATCCTGCGATGATTCCCAACAGAAGCCTATCGAATCATGCATAGGACTTCTAACCCCGAGGGGGTGAAGACCAATTAATACCAGGCCTTCAGATCACGAGTCTGTTCTTTCAGCAACGCCTGATTAAGGGCGTTAATGGTGAAAGCATACAGATCATTACGTTCCGCTGCCGAAGCATTAGGCGCAAAGGTGAACTCGACTTTCGAAGTGTTCACGTGATCTTGCTGAGTGACGCCGTCAACGATTTTAGTAATCGGTTGAATGACGCCAAGAGAACTGTCCGAGGCAACCTTTGGGGTGCCCAGTTTCAACTTACCCCAGATCTTCGTTTCAAACACTGGATTCCCTGTGATTTGATCGTAGAAAGTGAAGCCGTTGCCGTTCGAGTTCTGAACGGGGTAGAACGTGTGTGCCACTGGTGTGGCGGCACCGTCATTGACGGTAATATTGGTTGCAGATGACATTTGTCATTACCTCATCGAAATAAAGGAGAAAGTCGCGCTAACTGCTGCCGAAGCAAAGCAGTATACGTAACCACTTGATTTGCGCCAAACGTGTTCTGAATACGCGGCGCTGCCCATGTGAGCGAAACACCTATTCTACTATTAATCCGTTGCGTCGTGTTTGCATCCCCGTAAGGGTGAGTGGCTTGCGCCACATGCTCAACACTAAGCCGTTCATACGCTACAGCACGAGTTAAGCCCGCGAGGGCTGTCATCGACTTAAGCGCGTCACCGATCTGAATAAAACGATCGATGGCGAACGACCACGGAACTAGCTCCCATGCAGTTGCAGCTGGATTTACACCCAGTTGCGCATATTGATGCCAGTCCGTGATAGGACCCATCTCCCCGTACACAATGTATTTATACTGTGCGGAGGTCCGGCGAGTGACAAGAGTCACGGCGTTGGCTGCAGTGTAGTTACCACCTTGCCAGGTTTTAGTTCGGATGACGTTGGGCGAACCCGTCTTCATCTTCTCTCGAAAGATCCTGCGAGGGTCAGAGTCCGTAAGGACTTCAAAGACTCCGCAAATATCTTGAACTAGAGGTCGAACGCCAAAAACATAAGCGAGGTGTAAATTCGCGAGTTTCTTCGTGAGAACAGATCCAGGAATTCCCCACCCTATACGGTTGTAACGCCGTATTGTCCTTTGTACGTCCTCGGCGTACTGGGATGTATCTTTTACAAGGATACGAGTGCCTTCCTTAAACATTGCAACAGTTTGTTTATACTCTGCAATATTCGTCAGTAAATCAGCTTTCTGATCTGCAATTAGATTGCGAAGATCATTGGCTGACGCTCTAACAGGTACCTCATAAGGATCTATGTATAACGTTGGATAAACGGTATCAACATAAGTCCTCGCTGGAGCTGGCATAAACCACCTCGCAGCGTGCTGTCCACGGTATCTTGTACCGGTAGGCGATGGAGTGTACTCAAAAGGAACGATTGGTGAAGACCGAGTCACGGTACTATGTGAATACGGAGCTCCATTAAATAGCAAATCAGTACCCACAGGTTTGACGCGTCGCGCCGAAACCGAACGCAGAGAGGTCTTACTATCCGTGATCTCAGAGCCCTTGTTTACAAGGGTCCAAGCGGTAGTAGGAGTTCTTTGTTCTGTGAAATACGAGCCGTAACCGGTTAGTGTTGGCATAG